TTAAACGAGAATCCATTTTATTACTCCTTAACCGTTATTGTTGCGTGCTTCTAAGGCGTAGCGTCGAATCATCTTCGCTCGTTTCTCAGCGTCATCCCACATACCTGCATCTTTCATAGCCCTCACCTGTTCAGGTGACAAGGTAAATGAATTACCTCTGCCATTATTCGATGCAAATTCGCGACCTGAACTTGTCACTGCACCTCTTGGTCTAGAGCGCGGTCTCTCGTCTGCATCTTCAGTATACCTGTGGGGTACTACTCTTTGCAAGCGTCTGTCAAGTTCTTCCCAATACTCGGCAGTTTTTGGGTCGTAACCCTCCTCTGCAAGGATGGCATCTTCATTCAGAGCGCGACGTGAGTCTGGGTCTTTCCCGTTGGGGTCGTACCATTGGTTATTTGCCATCCAATTGTTGGCATGGCGTTGGAGTTGTGGGTCTGGAGCCTGAATCGTGCGCGGATTTTGCGGTGCAACAGCGCGTTTCTTCAAGTTTGCCAAAGCCTCAGCCTGACGACGTGCCTCAAACCACATTTCTTGCGCAGAAGTTAGCAATTCACCGTTACCAGTGCGCGTAGCTTCAGAAATCTTCTTTTTTGCAAACAAAATGCGACTGTCTTGGTCTTCAATTGCCTTATCAAGGCGTGCAAGGTCACTTCCGTGAGACTTGCGCTCCAAAACAGACAGGCGTTCAAGCAATTGTTGGTTTTGACGCTCTAAAAGTGTCAATTTGACGTCTTTTTCGGTAGAAACCTGCTTGTGATACTCCTTGCGACGATGGCGCTTGAGGCGTTTTTGCTCTCGCAAAGCCTCTGCATCAGCATCTACAGCACCGCCAACAACCATTTCCTTCTCACGAGCGCGTTCATCTGCCTCATCAGAGCCTTGGTCGTCTTGCCCTTCAGGAGAGGGGATGCTTGGGGGCAACTCAACGGTTGCCGAGCCGTCTTTCTCTTCCTGAATGACGATTACTTCTTGTTCTTGTTCGGTACTCATACGAATGCCCTCACTTCAAGTGGATTACCTGTGATTTTGGCAATTACCTCGTGGTCATTCAGCACCATGAATTCGACGTTTTCGTCTTCACCGTGCGTGACTTGCCATCGGTCGCCAGTCCATTTGGGTACTCGTAGGAAATCACCTATTTCGCACCATATGCCCTCGACCCAAGGCTCCATCGTGTCGCGTTTCTTGAACGCTAACGGGCCTAGCGCAATCACTTTGGCAACGGGGTTTTGCGCCCGTTCGGTGTCGCGGGTCTCTTCGGGCAAAATAATCCCAGATTGAGTCATTCGTTTCTTGGCTTTGCGCAGTTGTACTAATACTCTTGCACCAAGGGGAATCGCACCGGGGTCTACAAGAGGAAAAGCATCCTCTAAATCAGCGGCATAACCCGCTACCGTGCTATCTGTCATCTTCGTCTTCTTTCAAAAGGTGGTTAAGAATCTCAAGGGAGGATTCAAGTCCAAGGTTTTCTCCGACTAGGCGTTGGTATGCATTGAAGTCAGCGGCATTTCCATGCGCCAACCCCTTTGCAATCTCTGCCTGACGCGCTTTTACAGCACCGATAAAGTCGGAAATAACCTTCATGCGTTCGACTTGTCTACGCCCTTGGGTTGGGAGAAATTACCGTGGTCGCTGTTAGCCTCTGGCATAGTCGCTTTTGATTCTTCTTTAAGTGATTCGCCTGTTACCCAAGCGCCCTGCGCCATGCGAGTGTGCTGACGAACTTGCTTAGACTGTTGTTCTTTATCGTTTGTAGCCATTTCATTCTCCTAAGTTACGTTGAGTGGATTGGTTGAGTCGAATTGCAGTTTCTTCCTGCTCCTTGCGCAGTTTGACCTCGTCTACGGTCAACTCTGCGGTCTTGATACGCTCTTGCGTCAAGTTGTTCTCGGCGTTCATAGCCACGTCGGCATCCCTGTCTTGCGCTTTTTCTTCTTGAGTTGCTTGAAACTTTTGCGCATCGAAAGCCAAACGCGCTTGGTCGTTGGCTGTACGACGTTGTGTCTCCGCCATAGACGCCTGCAACACGGCTTGGGCTTCGCCTTCCATTGGAGGTGCTGGTGGCTTGAACTGTTGCATAAGTTGACCCAACTTTTCTAACGCAGGCATTACCCCTTGGAACACCTGTTGAGAGTCCATGCTGACGTGGTCGGACGCCACCGCAATAGCACGGTCAATTTCTTTGGCAATCTTGCTCTCTTCGTACTTTCCTAGCTTGACGTCTCCTGCCGCTAAAACGTAACCCTGCACCTGTTGGGTGTACCAAAGCATCATGTGTTGCTTGATATGTTCCATTACCTGCGGGATGAACTTGGGCGCGATAAGGCGGTTGGAACCCAAGGTGGGGTCGAGCGCAAATGTCAAGTGCGTCTGGATGTGAGCCAAATGGTCTTGACGTGGATAGGCAAAGGCTGGTCTGTTCAAGGACATTGCACTGTTCTCATCAGCCGCGTTCAACTCTGCTGGCTTGCCAGTGTTTGGCATTAACTCGTTGACGTTTGGTATCTTGAGTTGCTTGAGCATTCGACTCACTACCGCACGTTGGTCAAAAATCTGAGGAAACTGCGCAGACAACTGCATGACCGACTGCATCTGTGCAACACGCTGTGTCTCAGAGAAGATGTGGGGGTCAGACACAGGAACCACGTCGCTGTTGCGTCGAAAGTCCTCGCGCTTGATGGGCAACTCGGCAACAATGTCACCCCTGCGTTGCTCATCTAAGTGCCAACGATTAATACGCCCAAGGATGTGCAAGACACGACGTTGGCTGTCATGCAAACGTGAGTGAATGGCAGAGAACACCACTGCGCCTTGCTCAATCAACGCCTGCGTCGTACCTACAGGCATATTGCTCTTGGCATCCGCAATCTTCTCTTCTGCGGTGGTTACCACGCCCTTGGCTTCGGTCGACAAAAACTGAAGCAATTGAAACAGCACTGGACTTGGCGGATTGAACGGCATGGGCATTGCAATCTTGCGGATGTCATCCACACCGATGCCGCCTTCAATCTCGGTCACCTGCGTAATTTCAATTTGGTCGGATTGACCTGAGACCTTTGCGCCCTTGAGTTTCAGCATAGTCAAGGAGTTGTTGACGTGCGCAGTGTCTAACAAAGCACGCAATGACCCCGTAGCGGCGGCGGAGAGACCTCCAATGAGGTGAGGTAGCCCGATGGCATACGCACCCCTCCAAGGGATGAATTTGAACTCAACCATCCAATCCAACTTGGTCATGGTCTCGTCGCCCTCTTCCCAATTGCGATACAAACCCAACACCTTGCGGTCGAGTTCGTCAATCATCATGATGTAAGGAGCATTCTCGCCCTTGGTGCGGTCGTCGTCGTCAAGGTCAAGCCATGTGTAGATGTGGTACACGCGACGCAAACCGTCTTCACCATCCTCAAACTGCTTGCCTTCAATCTTGGCGTTTGCCTTTTCAGAGGCGGTCTGCTCAGGTTCCGACGTGGTGCGAATGAAGTTAATGTCGCGGTATAAGCCACGGTCAATACGTTGCTTAAATTCCCACTCGCTGATGTCTTGCTGTTCCGTGACGCGCTGTGACGTGTAGAAGTTGGCAGACGCAAAAGGAAGCAGGATGTTGTCGATGGAAACGAATTCGGCGCAAGGTCTGCGCTTCTTGTCGTCGTACCACAGCTTCATAAACTGTGAACCACCCAACGGCAATTGAGTCAGCATTTGCTCCTGCTCGTCCCTAAACTCTTCAATCTGCTCGGTCAACTGCCAATTCATGTAGTCGCGTTTGCGCTCTGCGACCTCGGTCTTCTCGTCAGTGACGTCGCCCAAAATCTTGGTCTTGGCTGGGCCATCAGGCGGGAACATCTCTTTAATGGCACGCGAAGCAAAGTCCACGCACGCCTCAGCCATCATGGGGTGAACGACCTTGGAGGCTCCAAGGAACTGAGCGCCGCCGGGGGCATCATCCCCCATGCCCGTACGGCGCAGACCCTCTTCATACTGCTTGTCGCGCTTCTTACGCGCTTGGCGGTCGTTGTCAATGAGGTCAATGTAGCGTGTAGCCAATGTCTCCAAATCATTGATGCTGATGAGTTCCTCAGCCAAGTTGGCGTAGAAGTCTTCGTCCTCGACTGGGCCTTTAAAGTCTTCCAACTTGACGACAGCAGAGCCGTCGGGTAACTCTTCGACTTCGGGGTCTTCGCCGGGCAACATATCCACCTCAGCGCCCCCCTCCTCAGTCATGCGTATGCCTTCGATGAAACGGTCTTCGTCTGGGCTAATTGGGTAATCGGTTGCCATGTGTAATCCTTATCGTGCCATTGCGGTCAATCCGCCTTGTCGTTTCTTGGGTGTATCCATCAACGCCTTTGCGCCTTTGTAAGCCTGCTTGCCCTTCCTGAGAGCGCTCACAGCGGCGGCTGGCGCGGCAAACCCAGCAATAGTCTCAGTCAATGGAAACTCGTTCTCGCCAAGCAACTTTGCTTCTTTGAACTTCTTTATCAAACCCTCACTACCAAGAGCAGGGTCATCAAATGCCAATTTGAATTTAGGAACTCGGTCTCCAGTGCCAGCGGTGTCAAGGACAGACTCAGGCTTACTTAATGCGGGGACAAGGCTTTGCAAAAAGTCCAAACTCTCTAAACCAAGATTGGCAAGGTCTACGCCACCACCAGCTATTTGAGAGCCTACACGGATAGCAAAGTCTTTCTTACCTCCCTTATTTCCAAGTTGTCTGTACTCTTTCTCAATTTGCTCTTTGCCAGTACCCAACTCTTTTGCAATGTTGCGCTTGATTTGGTTCATGCGTTTGTCGCTGATACCAAGTTCTTCAGCGCTCACACCCAACTCTTCAGGCGTGAACGTACCGCCGCTTGTAGTAATGCCGCCCTTGTCCATAAACTGAATCTTTTTAAATGCACCGCCACCTTCGGCTTTGGTGATGTCTGGGTCACTGGTATCGTATGTGCCACGGTTGCCTATGGCTGACTTAATTTTGCGTGGGTCAAGTACATTGATTTCTCCAGTACCTTTTGCATAAATAGAATCGTAGCCCAAATTTAAAACTTTTTTTATAACCTCATCGTCTGTTAACTTTCCCTCTGGGTCAAAGTATTTAAACAACTCTTCGTGTGACTTGTTTACATCGCTAATAACAAAAGGATTTTTAGCCTGAACATAAACAGGCATTACATTTGGTTTATTTGCGCTACCTTTTCTGTTTGTAATGGTGGAGTATGCAGATGCGTTTTGTGGAGACTCAGCCAAATAAGTACCCGGCCCCATTGCCCCAATTCTTGAATTTCTAAATTCTTTAATGTCATCACCTGTGCCGTGATACAGGCGTTGCGGTATTTTGCTTTCAGCCAACATCTTTGCAAGATTGGCATCACGCTCTGCCGCAGGTAGGACATCGTCAGCAAATATTCTCTTAAAGACCTTAGCCGCACCCTTGACTTTGCCGCCACCAGCCATGAACTGCAACTTCTTAAAGCCAACCTCACCGCCACCAGCCATGCGTTGGGCTATAGCGGACTCTAAACGAGCGTCAGCGGCTTCAATGTCTACCGCTCCACCCTTTGCCATACGTTTGCTTATTGCGGCGCTCAGACGAGCGTCTGCCGCTTTGATGTCTACAACGCCGCCCTTCTTCTGTCCTGTCAGCTTTTTAATGCGCTCACGGTATTGGTTGTATTGGTTGATAAATTGGTCGTCCACAACTTGATGGGGGAAAACCTTTTGAATTGTGCTACTGAAGTCCGATGGGCGCTTGGTCGAGGCGATGTGTTGCGCCGCGTCAGGGAAGTCAAGCACAAAGGGAGTCAGCACCTCTTGAGGGCCTAGCGCCTCACCGAGGATGCGGTGGCTGTATGTGTTGTGTGGCGTTCCTGCCGCCTCCACTAATGCCTTGGGTTTCAACTCGCCCGTCATCAGACCAGTCATGTTGATTTCCATGTCACGGATGCGCGGTTCGGTGATGGCGTATTGGATGTCCAACCCATTGGGCAAACCCAAGGGTTCGGTGACGGCTGGCGTCTTCATGCGATTGTTGAACCACTTGCGAAGATTGCTGTCTTCCTTCATGGCGGCGAGTGCGCCCTCACGGTCAGCAAGACCCGGCCAGTTCGGGAACGACACCAACTCCCCAGTCTTTGGGTCTTTGTACCCACCAGCAATGATGCTGTCAAACACATTGACGTTCTTGGGCTGTGCCTTTGACCAATCAATCGCACGAAGGTTCGCGTCAGCAAAGTGCATGGCGAAGTTGTTGGCGGTTGGCCCCATCGCGAGGTGAGAGCCGATGACGCGCTCAGGCTCAAACAGTTCAGCCACGCGGTCGACCTTGGCTTGCACGTTCTTGGCTGGGGTCTCAGTGGACTTCCAAAACTCAGGGTCTTTCAGGTGCTTCTGACCTAAGCCGTAGTACGCGCCGCCTTGTTGCTGTGAGTCAATGGGGAAGCCTTCGACCTCATTAAGAATCTTGTCGGACACGGTTTGGTCGCCGGGGAACGCCACCTTCACATCCCCCTTGCGCGGCGTGTAGGGCTTCTCCTTCGCTACCGTACCAATCGGCGTCAGCTTGTAGTTCAGCCCCTTGAGTCGTTCGCTCTCCTTCTTGGAGCGACCCGCAAGGTTGGTCGTGTCTTTTGGCTTGCCGCTTCTAACGTGTTCACCAAGCATCTGACGAGCGACTCGGTCAGCTTGTTGGTCGATGAACTCATCAGACAGATTGGCGCGGGGTAGCTTCAATGGCAGTACGTTGTCACCGCTATGCGACATCAGGGCATTCAAGCGCTCTTCGTCCGTAGACATGATGCGCTTACCCATCTTGCCAAGTCCGCCGAGTAGTTTCTTTTTGTCAGCCATAGTTACACCGCGTATGGGTTGACCCGCTCTTTGCGGGTATAAGCATAGTCATCATCGTCATCATACATAGGCTCAGGATTGATGTCGAGAAAACCCATGTCCTTGAGCAGGCGCATCGCCTGAGTAGTCGAGTCGACGTAGTCATCGTGCGCGGCATCAGGGAAGGCGCATATCTGGGATAGGAAACCCTCAGCCCAATCCTTCACATAGCCCTTATGCACGCTGGACTCTGGGAGCCAGACCCTACCAGTAGCGAAGATGGAGGCGGTAATCTGTAAGCGGGTCATCTTGTCCGCGTTGCCGGGGTTCCACGCCCGTACAGGCAAGTGCATCGCCTGCAACTCCTGTACAAGACTCAGCCCCGACGCCTTTGCCTCCACCAATATTAGGTCAGGGCGCTTGGCATCCTTGCCCTCACCATACGACACACGCCACTCCTCCAACACCTTGGGCTTTAGCTTAGGAAACGTCAGGTGTTCAGCCCAACAGTCGAGGAGTAGGACGGACATAGGCCCATCGGTAGGCTTGAACACGCCCCACGTTGTCATGGCGGTCGGGTCGTTGTACGTCTTGTCCGTATACGCTGAGTCATACGACTGCACGATGTACTCGAACTTAGGGAACGGTCGGTCATGCGGGTACATTTGGAACATATCGCGAGAGACAACCTTGCCATCTTCGAGGTCGACAATCTGACCCATCACCTCCTGCTCGTACAACTTGGAACCCTTGTACTGCTCCAACTGCTTGCGAAAGGTGGAAGCTAGGTTCGCCTCGTTCTCGTAGGTGCTGGCGCGGTCAATCACCACGTCGTCACCCTCGCGCCCCACAAGGTCGAGTATCAAGTCCTTTGGGCGCGGTGTCGTCGTCACAATGACACGAGGCTTGTCACCCAAACGCAAGCCCATCATCATCATGTCCCACGCCTCACCAGCACCAAGGTATTGGAAGGCGGCTAACTCGTCACACCAAGCGAAGTGGAACTGAGGGCCACGCAGGCGCTCGTAGCTGTCCGCGCTGATGCCTCGAATGATGGAACCATTGGACAACTTTATCTGGTGGTCTTGCTTGTTGTAGTCCATTACCAACTGCTCAGGTATGCAGGCAAGAAGTCCAGACTGACCCTCAAAGCAGGTGTGCTTGATGTCATTAGACGTAGGAGCCAACACAAGGCATCGACTGCTTGGGTGTGTCCACGCCCACCACCACAGCGCCTCAGCCGCACTACGAGTCTTCCCAGCCCCACGCCCAGCCAACATCATCCACACGGTGTAGTCCATCTCCAACGGAGGAGGTATTTGGTATCGATGAGCGCCAGCTACCCATGAGGCGTGCGCGATGTAAGCAATGCGGTCATGCTCTGAGCGGGCATTGAACTCCGCCTGTACTGTTGGGTCTTCGAGCAAATCTGCTAACACAAGTATTACTCAGTTCCAACACGAGGCGTATAACCCCGTGTTTTTCGACACCAACAAGGCATCGATGTAATACTTATTAACCAGCACGCTTGGTCATCTCCATGTTCTTGATAACCTCAAGGAACTTGTTGGCGTTGGTATCCTCGGTCTTGATGGCGGCTCCACCCTCCACGCCTTCGAGCGCCACGCGGTCGCCGTACTTCTTGGGCTTCAGCTTCATAGCCGTCCACTTACGGGCTTCGATGCGTTGCCTCTGCCATTGAATGTAGGTAACGTCTAGGCTGGTGCGCCCCTTCTCGTCCGTGTACTCAGGGGGATGCTCGTCGGCAATCTCCAAGATTTCATCAGCGTTGGTGTCAGCCTGTTCTTCGCGTGCGCGTGCGTATTGCTCCGCAAAAGCAGGGTGGCGCAACAACCACTCGTAAACCGTAGACTGCGCTGGAAGCACTCCTACCTTATCAGCCTTCAGTATCTGACGTAGGCTCATCCCCTCACTAAGCATCATGCATATGAGGTCTGCTGTCTTTTGGTTGAATGTTGTTGGGCGTCCCGTAAGACTAGGCGTTACAGGGTTCTTTGCGGGCGCGGGAGCCTTACCCCTTGGCTTGGTGGCGTTGGATGCCTTAGCAGGCTTCTTAGCGGTTTCTGGCATAACCCGTAATCCCCATGTGAATGAACGAATGCTCTCAGTGTATTCGATTCGCTTTAGGTTCGCCAGCCAGATGTTGATTTCGGCATATAAACCGAGTCGGTTCTATTTCGCTTTCGACTCGTTACATAAGTTCTTGACGTATGCGCTGGACTCTTGTTTCATGCAGTCCTCTTCGTCCAATGTGAAGTCAGGAACCCACATCATTAAAACGAGAAACGCAATAAACATTATACCAATCACCACCTTCTGAAGCAATGATTCTTCTTTCATTCTTCGTCCTCCTCTGGATACTCCTCTAAGTCTGCTCTGTCCTCATCAGTCTCGATGGCGGTGTGTGCCGCCTCCCAGTCCCGTTGAATCTGGCGCAGGCGCTCTTCCTCTGCGCGTTGCTCTGGGGTGATAGCCTTAAACTGCTTAATCAGTTCGGCCTCCATGTCGTTCATCAGGTCGCCCATGTTGTTCATGCTGTCACCTCTTTTGCCAATATCGCTTGTAAGCCAGCCAACAACTGCTGGGCTTCGTTACGGGTTAAAACGGTGTATGCACCGCCACTCTTTACGCCAATCTTGAGCCACGCGCCCCCATCGTCCCACTCGGTGACGGATACACGGGACTGGTCTTCTGTGTAAATAGTGATGTCAATTTCGTTTGTCATAGCGATTCGCTTTCTGTTCGGTTGTGATTGGGTTATTGGGGGGGCTTGCGCCCCCGTGATTTCAGAAGTGTGGGTTGCGGTCATTGTGATGACCGTCAATCATTGACCAGCACTTCATCTTCCAAGAGCCAGTGTTGCCACGGCGGTAGAATACCTGACCCTCTGTTGTTGTGATTTTCTTCATAGTCTTGCTGATGGTCTTGATATAACCACAGGGGTATGAGTCGCCGTTAAAGTAGTAGGACACGGCATCCGAATGGGCTGGTGCTTTGATGACATCGAAGCGTGGGTAACAACCGTCACCAGCGTCGGTGGCGATGTAGTCCACGCCCTCGAAGCGGCTGGCGGCGTCTGCCACCTCTTGAGCCTGCTCAAAGGTTTTGAAGTCGTGGCGTGATACCCAACCATCTGCACGTTGCACTTGGTCGCTGACTTCCACAACGATGACGTTGACTGGGGCGTGGGGGTTTTGCTGTGTCTTGAAGAAGTTCATAATTCGCTTTCGTTTGATTGCCCAACTGCGTTATTGCTGTTGGTGGTGTAATTCTAGCATAAACAAACTGGGGGTTGTGAACCCCCTTTTTGTAGGTGCTTACCCTAACGCCACCTCCACCACTTTTGGGCGTTGGATGATGGTCTGTTTGACACCGTCGTACAGGGTGTGTTCCTTGACGCTGGCTTTAATGGTTTTGGTCTCACCCTTCAAACCAATGTCGGTCAAGCCCTTGTAGGTCAAGACGTTACCCTGCTCATCACGAGCAATGTGGATAAAGTTAGTACCGTAATAACCTTCAATTTTAACAATGCGGTCGATAGTGATGGTCAGGGTGACCTTGTCGCCCACGTTGCCAATGTACTCGCTGGTCAGACGCGTAGCCTCTTTGCGGTCGATGGTGGCAAAGCAGGACTCGGTAGCTTCGGTCTGCTTTTCGGACAGGGTTCCCCAATAACCCAAACGCTCAATCATTGAGCGCAAGAAATCATTCTCGCCCGTGTAAGCGTCCAGACGTGCCGCCAAGACGCTGTTTTCTTTGCGCCATGCCTCGGTAGCCGCCGCACGCTCAATGGCTCTAGCGGCGTGCTGTTCATCAATCCAAGCCTTGCGGGCTTCGCGCTTCTTCTCTGCACGCTTCTCAGCACCTT